GACCTGTTCCGGGGTTCCCGATGAAACGTTGATCGCTGCTTTCGATTTTAAAAGCGTTCTATATGAATCGTCGTCTCTTCCATACCGCAATAAGTCTAGGTGTTTCCCTAGTATATCTAGCTGCATTCCTACGGCTGATTCTAAAAACATATTCGATAACATATCAAAAGTGGCTGTTTCTAGTTCGTTCGCCTGAGTATCGTTTACCTCTAAAATATTTTTAAAATTACTATCAGAAAAAAATTGAATAAGATAAGGGGGTTGGTTGTATTGTTTATAATCATTTATTTTTTCAATCATAAAACAGTTACCTCCATTCGCGTTGTACTAAATTGAGCTATTTGACTAAAGCTAACCGGTTTGTCTAATGTATTGTATTCCCCAGGCGCTGGGGTAAGATCGTCTGTCCTTGCTGCCATTGTTAAAACAACTGTACCTACGCCAGGAGTTTGGTAAATAGGAGCCATGTATCGCTGCTGTATTACATCGACACCTACCTTTTGTATAGATTGACTATAGGTTAATATATCTTCCTTTATCAACTCCGCGCCATTTACAGGGAACTCCTCTTCTGTATATCTATTTATTGTTAATTTAAGCCATATTCTAACAACTTCGGGGCGTGTGAATTTTATTGTTTGGTTGCGCCCCATCGAATCTTGTATCACGACGGTTGTTGTACCATGGGGCTGTATCCCGGCAGGCATAACCCGCCATATTTTTTCAGCTATTTCTGTATCATCCCCACCAACTACAATAGTTTCAAAACTATGAGGGGGCCTTCCCCCTACGATGATGTCCTCTCGATTGGATACTACATCGATATACGTCACATTTTCTACTTCTTCCAAAACAGAAACACGGATAGCGTCGTCTGTCGCATATCCTTTATACAAATCGTTTTTTCTTCGATTTCTAAAAGCGGCATCACTTTCTCTATCTCTTCCCGCAGTACCATCTATAAAATTGTCCACCGAATCCAAACCGCTTATTGGTGTCCCTATGACCGTCAACGTACTCGCCGGTACTGTTTTTGCCCCAGCAGTTTCGGCTTCATAAACAGAGGGAGAAGCAATCACATCTAAAGTCATCTTAACATCAGAAAATACCAAAGCCATAGAAGATATGCCATCTGCCGTTCTCACTCTAGCCGCACCACCTCCGAGATTGGTGCGGGTCGTCGCCGGTACTTTAGTAGCTAAGTCCGCGAGCAGACCTACTATTATTGCATTTTCATCATCCCCCAGAACGGATGTATAAGAAATTGTAAATAAATTAAGTGTAAAAGAATAAGCAACTCCTATAGTCAATGTGGTTATAGAAAATTCAAATTGCAACAGATTCGATAACTGAATAGTAACTGCTTCTTTTGAAAGGAACCGTTCGTTTGTACTCGTTTGAAGTACCAAATGCCCTAGAGGAACAATTGTACCGGAATCTCCAAACAATGCTACAACCGCTTCCGACTTGGTAGCTTCTTGCCTTTTTACAAATGTTAAAGCGGCGGCACGGTCTAATGATATGTCAATGGCACTGTCGGGGCTGAACGCATTATAAACAGCACGAAGTATCTCCCATAAATCGGCATATTTTTTCGATAGGTTTCCTATTAACTGCCCTGTAACTGATGATTCGCTTACATCCAGGTCTTGCCCAAACGTTGCTTTCAATTCCGTTTCCATTTCCACTTTTATTGTTTGTAAATCCTTTATTACAAAACCTTCGGTAGTTACTCCGTAGCTCATTACACTACCCCCTCAACCGTTTCCCCTGTATCGGTTACAACAACAAAATAAACGTTTAGTGTTCTATTTTTTTCATAAGTAACTTCAAATGTTTGCAATTCTGCAATTCCTTCCGTTTCTATAATAGCCTTCTTTAATGTAGAATTGATCAATGCTTTGTTTGGAGCTTTGACTAAAAATTCTTGATAATAAGGAATCCCTTTATTTATATCTAAATACCATTCACCTAAAAACATTTTTAATTTCATCCGCAATTTTTGATCTACGTACTCCTGATTAGACTCAGTGAAACGAAAACCGAAAGGGTCACGTAAAAGGTTATTACTATTAGAAATCAAGGCAAAGTCTTTCAAGTCACCCTCCCGTCTTCACTGTTATAGTTTTTGCTGCTGATATATCAAGGGTTAAAGTGCCCGGCGAGCCAGCCCCGTTACTTTTCGTAGCAAAAAAAGAATTCAATGCACTAACAAACGTTTGTAAAGCAGTGTTTAATTCGTCCCATGTTACAAACCGTTTTGTATTACCGTTTATATTCCACGAGCCGTCGTTCTTTGCTATCAAGGCTGCATTTTCGTAAAGGATTTCTAATCCTTCATTGTTTCCTACTTTTCCTGGGCTACCAAATGAAAATAAGCCAGGAATACATATAGCGTCACTTAAAGAATGCCTTCGTAAATCTTCCGGTTCTGCTGAATTCCCGATCGTATTCAGCCAACCGTCTAAAGACGACTCACTAAAAACTAACAAACAACCATCCCCTCGTTTTAGTTCATACTGAATTACACATCGCGTTGTACCAGCAAAAATTACAGGAACATCTGGAATTACCGGTAATTCTTTATAAACGGTGCCTAGTTTAACTTTGACTAATGGCTGTACATTTACTTTCTTTTTTGTAGAATCGTAGAATTCTATTCTACCAGGTAGGGCCGTATGAAGAGAAGCCGAAAAACCAGAAAGAGCGGATTCTATAACTTCTGATAGTTTTTTATTCATAACTCGGCCGCCTCTATAGTCGTTCTGAAATCCCCCTCCCAATTGTCCCCAGCATATTTTATATTTTCTACAAGTAGCTCAGTATTCATAGTAGATGTTTCTAACTGTACCTTGCTCCCCGGAACTATTTTTGGAGACAACAACGTATTTAATCGCCATCTACCTTTTACTTTTGCCGTAGACAATGCGTCCGTACCGTCTTCAATTGGTTCTGGGTCATTTAGTAAACCTGTATTATATGAAATTAGGGCTACTTCATTAAGACCTAGCTCGCCAGACTTAAATATTACTATTTGTTCATTTTGAATACTGTACTTTAAACCTATTTTATTTAAGGCTTCTTGTAAAACAGTTACTGCTTTCCCAGAGTACAATATTCCATTCGGGTATTGAGTCCCCGTTGGTATCTTGTCAAACCCTTTAGCGGGATATCCAATAGCAGCTACAATGTCTTTTATTACAACTGATACCAGCGTGCCCGCGTTGTAGCTTTTGTTAAAAACAGCACTGTTTATATTAGCAAGTCCGTCGTGGGCTTCTATATCCAGATACAATGTACTATTGTCTTTTCTAAGAGAAGTACGAGTAATACCACCAAAGAATATATTTGATATGTCTTCATCTAAGTAGCCGGCGGACAATACAAATTGATTTCCTACCACGGCAACTTTTTTTAAAGTAGTGCTTGATAAATTAGCAATAGAAACTTTTGCTATATTAGTGGCTTTATTTATCGTTTTTTCTACCTCGAAGGATATAAACAAATCACTGATAATAGTTTTTTCTCCATCTTTAGGGCCTATTTGTATTGTAATAGCACGGTTAAAGGCCATCTATAGCTCCACCAATTCAAGATAGTTTAGTTTAAATCGATCTCCCAAATTATCATAAGTAACGATAGCCGTATCAATATTGCTCTCTTCGTCAAGCAGGATAAATTCACCCGGCGGAATATTAGGAACTCCGATATACTGAGCTAGTAAATAATAACTAGGCAATAAACAAATGGAAGTTAATATTGCGTTTCCGTCTAAGTCTAATATATCCATATACCATAAAGACTCCCTTGTACTCCAATCAAATCGTAATGTATATTGTATCCCATCTAACTCTATTGAAGTTATCCAGCGTGCGGACACTTGCGGATAAACTGGTATTGTAATCATACAGGTATATCCAAATCAGTTGGTATTGGTTTTCGAACGGACGTCGATTTACCTACCGATATAAACGGCTGTGCTTGTTTTTGTGTCGTAGAAGGCCCTCCTAGTATAGACTTTGATACGACTGTTTGGCTCTGTACTATAGAAATTTGTCTAGCGGTCATGTTAAAAACCAAACCCTGACCGTCAGCAGCTTCGCGCGGACATTCAAACGAAGTGATCATCATATTTTCGTAGACACGTAAACCTGATACAATAGTTATGGGCAATTTGTCGTCTACAATTTTTCTCAATGCTTCGTAAGAATCCAACACACGATTGCCTGGATCATTTTCGTCGTATATACTAACAGGCCCAATCACTCCACTAATGGACAGTTCATCCGGGGCTATATTATAATGATCAGAAATTGTAGAACCATCCTCTAAAGGATAATCGGTCACGGACGCATTTCTACTATGACTCTCTGTGATAAAAGCATCTATAGTAACAGTCCCGATCGTTTTTGGTGATCGAGTAGAAAATAAAACCTCTGCCATTATCCAACCCCCACAAATTGTACAGAAGCTTCCCTAAGAATTGCCTGCCACTCTTCATTAACCGCTGCTTTCACAGCAGACCGTAAAAATGTAACTTGCTCCGTGGAAGTACCGGCAGGAACAGCAACATTTACCGTAGCTTGCACATTTAAAGATTTATTAACTGTTCCTCCTCTCGTCATTCCGCGTGGTATAACCTGTTCGCCCTTATGTAGCCACGCTAATTGATCTTCTGGGACGTAGTTGGTACCTTTTGCATATTTAGGTACGGTACTTTCAACCGGGGCTGCTACTTTAATTCCTAACGCTTTAGCAACGCCACCTACAAAATCCATTGCGCCTTTCCAAATGCCCGATACTTTATCCCATAGACTAATTATAAAATCAAAAGCAGCTCTAAATCCTGCTGTAATCGTATTCCAAACTCCGGCGGCACCATCAGCAATGCTTTTCCAAATACCGGCAAAAAATGAAGTAACCCCCTGCCAATTTTGAGCAATCAGAGTAGGTAATTGAAACATAGGTGCAAACACGGCCATCAAAGCCTTGCCTATTGGGGATTTAGCGAAATCCCAAAGAGCCTTTGCTCCATTGGTCACCCCCCTTTTTATTCCATCCCAAAGGCCAACAAAAAACTTTTTAACTTTTTCCCAATTCTTTACGGCCCACCAAATTACACCAACCAAAATTAAAATACCCGTGACAATAGCGCCTAAAGGATTAGCACTCATAACAGTATTAAGAATTCCTTGTACTAATGCCCAAGCTTTTAGCCCTACAATTAGGGGAAGAATAACTTCTTTCATATCCCAAATAAACTTTAAAACTTTCATAGCTACGGGTAAGACCTGTAACAATATTTTTACTAAATCTTTTATTATCAAAAATAAATCTTTAAAAAAGGACGCTAGGTCTTGTTTAATCCATTCTTTGTTTACTTCGAGCCACGCAGAAAACTCTTCTAGTGCTTCCCCTGCTATAGGCAATAATGCTTCTCCAATTTCGCGTCCGATGTTGCGTAAGTAGTCCAAAAAAGTGGATAAACGTCCCATAAATGTTTGTGATTGTTTTTTATTCATTTCATAGAATCGACCACCCGCACTAGTAGCCGTTTTAAATGCATCGGTCACCATTTCTATACTAATTTGTCCTGCTTCCATTCGTTTTTTTAATACTGCCAAACTAACACCAGTAGTGCGACTGATTTCTTGTAATGGATTAAAACCAGCATTGATCATTTGTAACAAATCTTGCCCCATTAAACGACCGGCAGAGCTTGCTTGTGCTAATGCTAGAGAAAGAGCATGTAATTTATTTTCATCACCAGACGCAATTTCTGAAACCATCCTCATGGTAGGTATAACGTCTTGAGCAGACATACCGAAGTTCAAAAATAATTTAGAACCTTGAATTAGAGCTTCTTCTGAATAAGGAGTGATCATCGCTTCTTTTCTTAGAGCGCTAATCATTCCAGCTGCGGCTTCCGCAGAGCCTAACATCGTCTCAAACGCTACTTTAGTCTGCTCGGAATCCCCCGCTAATTTAATAAACGCAGTTCCAGCACCCACCGCGGCAACTGCCGCCCCTTTAGCAAAGTTTATAAGGCTTTGCACTGTCTTTTCATAATTACGTACACCGGTTTCATCTATTTGAAAACCGAGTTTCGTAATTAATTCCCGTACTGTAATGCCCATATCACCCTTCTATTTCTGGCAACAGTGCCGTTTCATAGGCATCTCTCATATCCAAAACTGCATTACCTTTCAATAACTCGACGTATGTCCAATCTTCTTTTAGTTCCCTCAAGCTTGCTAATCCTGTGAGCCATATTCTCCACAACAACCATTCATCTTCTAGCTCTTCGCTGAGCGTTCCGACCTCTCCGATTTTTTCAAGTTCTTGTTGACGCTTTCGGCGGACATTTTCGACATAGTTATTTTTAGCCGGTTTCCAATATCCGCCATCCGTTCGAAAAAATCGGGAAAGTTTACCTCCCAAACAAAAGCTAATACTGGATAAATAGTAAATAATTTTCCCTGAAATACTAAATCCATGTTAGCAGAGAAAGACATGGAATTCGTTGAATCAAAAGTTACCCATATTTTTTCGTTTTTTGATTCTATCTCTGCGGACACCCCTTTTAGCAAACGTTGTATTAAATTGATAAAAGAGTCTTCGTCAAGTTTAGATAACGTGCTTTCCAATATCGAAGGTAAATTAGAAAAGTCGATTTCTGTATCTAGCGCTTTTTCTTTTCCTGCCGCTTTTATTACATCGCCAAAAATAGCGCCTAATGAAGGTACAATTAGTTTCGCTAACGTCGCCTTTATTCTTAGAGCTTCCAAACTAGGAAAAGGGACTATTTTAAACTTGATTCCGTTTATTTCTCTACTTTTCGGTTCATACATATAGCCGCCTCCTTTAGAATATTAGGGATATCGCTATTTATACCCCCTAATATTTTATTAACCGGGTAAAAAGTCTCCATTGACGCTTTCTTCTATTGATTGCCCCGTATCAAATACCCAAGCGCGATCACCACTTTCTTTAGCAAAATCAGTGTCGGGTGTTTTCCGAATCCACGCTTGAGGCCAAAAGAAAATCGTACCACCTGATAGATCGGTAATGGTCAAAGGGCGGATACCCAAGTTGGAAACCTTGTCTATTGCTGCAATAGAAGAAAGGTAACTGTTACTTAATGATGTTTGTATCAGCGTTAAAGTAACTTCGTGGGTATCATCATTCGACCGTGTTCTAGCTACCTCTCCATCTGCACCTACTTTTTTTGAAAAACGATCTGTCGGTGCTGTCACTGAAACAAAAGTACCATCGGCAAAACCAGTTAAAGGTACGCCGCCGAAAGTTACGATAACCTTTTTTGGGTCATACGTCTTTACAAATCCGTTCGCCATTTCACCACCTCCTTATTTACAGCGTAACCACGCCAGCGATTTCTACTTTGTGGACAGCCCCCGACAATATTGCAGTAAACGTTACATCCGGGAGAATGCGTGCTGCTTTACTTGCTGGGGCTACGTCAGCCACTAACGGGTAATCTACCTCGTAGCTCGCAATTAGATTGATGTCTACTGCTTCTTGAAGTGCCGCTTTTAATTCACCGACCACCGATTGGACGCCCGCATCGGTGTAGGGAATTTTATCTTGTTGGACAAGTACGGTAAAAACTCTCTGCTGAATTCGGGCGGTAAGCCAATCAATTCCGTGCATCACATCAAGGAATTCTCCCGATCCCACGGTACCAGCCTCAGTAATAGCAACATCACTTACAGACGTGTATATATTTGCGTTTTTTCCCTTCGCTCGATTAACTTGTGCCGTGGTCAATGCGTATGTAGATACACCGGTCAGCGTTTTAAACGCCCATGTAGCACTGCCGGGGTCTTTCGAGAACATTTTTCCAAACCAAGCCGCGTCAGGACAAGGTTCCTCTGTTACATCCCCAGCATCGGGGTGGTAAATTACCGCAGTGCGCTCAATGTTATTGGTTTTCAAATAATCGGCAATGTCCCCACTTGCTGCATCCACAATATCAGCATCAGCAGAAGCTAAGATACAAAGGCGTGTTTGCGTTTCCACCCAAGTTGCGACAACTTGTTGATCTGCTTCTGTTCGCGTTTCTACAACAAGGCCATACCAGTTTGGATTCTCTATAGCCATGGCAGCTAAAGCCACGTCCCACGTTTCCGTTCCATCTACGCCCGTTTTCTTTCGTCCTACAAAAACGCGGGATATTCTAGGATTTTGGCTAAATATTTTCGATGCCGCCCGATATACAAAGCTGCTTGTGGAAAATCCTGCGGCCGCAACTTCTGCAATGCTCCCATATTCTCTAATACGTTCTGATGCACTCATCGGGGGTATAACGGACGAAGCCAAAAACTCCGCCGCTATAAGTACGTCATTAAAACTTGCCATACTAGGTACAACAGTTTGTCTAGAAATTGTGACTTGTACAATCCGATCTATGTCACCCATATTCAAAACCTCCTTACTTTTTGCCTACCTAAATCGGCGGCAATATTTCTTTTTCCCAGTCTACCGTTTCAATCCATCCAGGCACATCTTCAATAGATTGAGCAATACCAAATATTATATCTGTCGTTTCTCGTACTTCCGAAACTTCATCAATAATTTCCGCCAATGATTGAGTATCCCCATAATCGCGGACTACGATTCCATTTTCTGACAATGCTTGAATTACTGATTCTTTTTCTAAAGATGCCAATAGTGTTGGCATAGCCGCGCAGGCTTCTTTTCCAAACGCTTGTATGTTTACTGTTATATCTTCATCCCATCTTACCTTTTGAATTCCGTCAGGTTCTGTTATGGTAATGTCCGTAATTAAATTCCTAGAGGCTTGCCCCGTTCTGGTAGTGTTTAAAATATCTATATCAAAAAAGGGATCATTTGGTTTAGGGCCATCTTCACTAGCAAATTTGACGAGTATTGGAGCTACTTGGGCAGAAGCCCAATTGTATATATAAGTTTCAAATTCTAATTTTGTCATGCTATTTCCTTCTCTCGAATCGCTATAGATTCATAGTGTGAAATAATATCATTTTGCCAACGATCAACTGAGAAAACTTCATACAAAAATCCGTCTGGCAATAAAACGCGATCCCCATCAATAGATTGAAGTGGGTCTGCTGCTTTTAATTGTTCATCAGTAAAAAGTTCGTAAACCACGCTTTGACGTTTTCCTTCTGGTAACGTTTGCAGTTTTTGTTTGCTTATTGGCTGGACGGTACCCAATACAATAAAATCTGGAATAGCTGTACCTTCTACCCATCGTCCGCTTACATAAGCACCGGGATTTTTTCTTTTTACTGTTATGCTGACCGATTTAAATAAACTCATTAAAACAACCCTCTATGTTCGATATCATAATTGATCGATCCTCGCAATTGTCCGGAATCAATCAAGGGCTTGCTAGACTTTTTTCTTTTTATTGTTTTTTCCTTCAAAGGCGGCGACTGTATATCTGTTATACGTTGGCGCACTCCGTCTACGCCAAATTGACCTAGCCTTTTTAGAGACAATATAGCATTGCTTTTTCCGTCTAATACGATTCCATACAATCTTTTTATCATACTCAATATTTCATTATTAGCTTTA